TATACCAGAAATGCGACCGTGATCACCCAAACCGTCAAGAACAAAATGGGTTGATACAGTATCAAGATCAACAAGTGGCCAACAACTCAAAGTGTGTGAGTAGTGGTGGTCAACGCGATAAACTGGGCACTTGAACTGCGACCAAAGTTCATTTTTGCTTTTGTCGATTTCAAAGTAGTTCTCATTGATTTGAACTTCACGATCCAACTTATGAAGTCCTGGATCATTTGAAATACAGATGCCATCAAGTTCCTGTAGGTCAATACCAAAAATGTCTTTGGCATGCTGAAGTAACTCTGGAACATCATCCTTCTTTTCTACATCGCCACCCTTGATGGATGCGGTGTTGTAGTGCTTCTTTTGGACATTGCGTTCAATTTTGGCATAGCGAACCTTGATGCCGTCTGAATATGCAATGTTACAATCATGACCGTTACGAATACCTAAAAATTTCATTCAAGTCTCCTCAATTCAACTGAACGTTTCTTTCAATGCCTTCTTACATTTGAAAACGTTATACTGTACGAATGGTTTATACTTCAGACACTTATTATATATGCCTGGCCAAATAATGGTGTCTTCAATTTTCTTGTTCCAATATGGAAAAAAGTTGAAGATGTCATTCAGTATGATCAGGGTTTCAATGCTTATTTCTTTACGCAAAAACATCCTGAGTAAGTGTGGATGCTGTCCATCTTTAATTATAATGTTTTCATCAAATTTAGTCAATAACTTTTTTGTCTCATTAGAAAAAATATATGTCAATGACTCCTGCTTCTTGAGCCAATTGTTATAAATTTCCTCAGCATCATCACTGAATAAGTCGCCAACCCACTTCAAATCACGTTCGACAAAGTTGGATACCAAAAATTTTTCAGCGTCTTTATGCTTGCTCAGTCTATAAAACTGATACTTGTCTTTGCGTCGCTCAAATGAGTCACTGGTTGCTTTGACCTTTCCCTGGTACTTGAAGTAATCGTACCCACCGTCAAAGTGATATTTGAGAGCAAGAAATTTTTTATATGCTTCAAATGGACTCATACTCAATGAAATCATACAGGCAATTTAGCACGCTTTGGGAGGTAGTTCAAATTCTCATAGTCAGACTGAAGTTTTGACTTCATCTTTGGATTGCTTTTGACAATTGAGGCGGCAGTTTCAATCTCAATATTGTTTTTCTCGCAAAAGTGTACAACAGCATCCACATATGTAATACCGAGGTCATTTACGATTTTATCAATCTCACGAATGAAATTTTCCGATGTCAGTGCTGTTTGCACTACCACTTCTTCAGTTTGCATATTACCCCTTGTAAAATAAATGATTGCCTATTTGTCTGACAAATTGTTTGGTCTTTGACCAACTAGGCTCAACATAGTCTGCATGAAAGAATGTCGCATTACCAATTATACCGTAGTCACGTTTTAAAATCAATATGTTCTCAGCAATTTTCACGGATTCTTTCCATGATTGGTTACGTCGGACAATTTTGCCATCCTCGCAAACCCAAGAAAATTGACAAACACCCTTGACCTTTTGGTGAACAACACCACAAACTGTTCTTGGGTATTGTTTACTTTTGACACGGTTCATAGTCACTTCAGCGACTGCGACTTTACCAGCGTGTGGTTCGCCACCAGCCTCAAAGTAAATATTTCTCGCCAAGCACTCAACTTCTTTCAGCACTGTCTTTTTCTTTTCATAAGACAGGTTGAGAAATTCGACTTTATGATTCAACACTTCAAGTTCCGAAACAAGAAGTTCATTTGTTTCTTTTTGTGCTTCAAGTTTTTCTTGCATCCTGTCAACTATGTTATAGGGTACAAACAGGGTGAAGAAAACTAGAGCAAAGAGTCCACCAAATCTCAAAAACAAATTATGATTTCTATCAAAATAGTTTTCAATACGATGTAATGTGTCTACTGCATTCATGTGTATTTTGCCTCCATTATTGCAGTTGAAAGAAAAGGGTGGACAGTTTTTACACTGCCACCCCTGACTATTCTGTTACCAAGTAGTCAACTCTGGTATTCTTATACTGCTATTAAGCAGCAAGAGCCATGTCGTAATTGCTATCGTTTGCAGTTACTATTTTGCGCTGATTAAGTCAGTCGCCTCACTGGTAGCCGTCTGGTTATTACTTGCTCCGTCGAAACTGTGCACCCCCATAGTGGTGGAGGTGGTGGGAATCGCACCCACGTCCGAAACACTTTTAGCAGTCAGTTTACTACCATTAGTTTGGTATTTATTTCAATTAAAAAGGCGCATCCTCTTCACCCTTGAGCCAATTGAGAATTGTCTTTGGTGAAGTTTCGCCATATGGATCAGTTGGGCAGTTGTCCTTTTTGCCAGGCTCAATGAACCACTTTTCAATCTTACCGTTGTCAGCAACCACGGCATAACGCCATGAGCGGTATCCAAAACCAAGGTTGTCCTTATCAACTAGCATTCGCATTTTGCTGGTGAAGTTACCACTGCCATCAGGAATGACTTTGACATTTTGAATGTTCTGAGCCTTTGCCCAAGCATTCATAACGAAAGCATCATTGACTGATACGCAATAAATCTCATCAACACCCTGCGCATTGAACTCTTCATACATTTCCTCAAACCCAGGCAACTGATAGGTTGAGCAGGTTGGGGTGAATGCACCAGGCAATGAGAAAACAACTACACGTTTGCCACCGAAATAATCATAGGATGAAACATCCTCCCAGCGGTATGGGTTTGGTCCACCAACTGATTCATCGCGCACTCGAGTCTTAAAGACTACAGCAGGCAAAACCGTAGGCAAATCTTCTTCAAAATTATCATCAAACATTTTCTTCCTCCATAAGAATTTTTTCATAAATTTCCTTCCAATTCCTGACCAGTGGGATCAGGTTGTCAATATAATGCATGTTGTGTTCGTGTTCCATTAGGATTGAATTCAACCCAATATCAGAACCAACCACAGCATTTTCGATCTTATCTTCAATCCAGTACAACCCCGAATCACGATAGGGTTCAAGTACCTTATCCTTATCAGCGCCAGTGTCAAGACAAATCACTGACTCGATTGCACTACCAAACAACTTGATCAAATTCTTTTCGCGCAGTCGCTTGGCATAAGGGTCAAGGCTCAGTGAAGTGATTACGCGAAAAACGTAACCGTGCTCTTCGTGAAGTCGCTTGACGTAATACATGGCATCACGGTGTGGGGGTAAAAACCCAATCGCCGCAGACTCATTAAACTGCCTGATCAGTTTTTTAGCGTTATCAATACCGTAACGTTCTCCAATGTTGTAAGCACTAGTGTCTACAACCTTGTGACCATGAGTCTCCATCCAACATTCAAATGCAAACTCCCAATTGAGTAGCACACCATCACAATCTGTCAATATCAATTTACTATTCATAATACGATATTACGGCATTTCAGAAATAAAGTCAAGTGGTAAAAACTCTATTGTGAGTGTCGGTGCATCTTATGAACTCAACCTTGTCTGCAAATTGAGAAAGGTTGGCTGCACCTACGTAAGTGCATGCGCTTCTGAGCCCTCCGAGCAAGTCTCTGACCGTATTGGACACTGGTCCACGATAAGGTATGGTGACGGTTCTGCCCTCGCTACTACGGTAATCGGCAACGCCGCCATTGTGTTTGTTCATTGCGGTATCACTGCTCATACCGTAAAACATCACTTTACCATCAATGGGTTTCCTACAACCCTCATCATGACCAGCGAGCATACCGCCAAGCATTACAAAGTCGGCACCTGCGCCAAATGCTTTAGCAACATCGCCAGGAGAAGTGCAGCCGCCATCAGCAATGATATGACCGCCCAAAACGTGAGCAGCATGAGCGCATTCGAGTACTGCTGACAATTGCGGGTAGCCCACTCCAGTTTGTAGACGAGTAGTGCACACACTACCAGGACCAATACCAACTTTAACAATATCAACGCCATTCTTAATTAACTCCATTGTCATATCACCAGTGACAACGTTACCCGCAATGAGCGTGGTGGTTGGAAATTGAGTCCGCAAAATCCGAATTGTATCAATAAATGAATCCGTGTAACCATTAGCAACATCAAGGCAAATATATTGAGGTATGGATGCCTTGAAAACTCTAGTCAGTTTTATCAGGTCATTATTATTAGTGCCAATTGAAATCGCAGAATTTGGTTTGGGTGACCTGAAATGACGAATCAATTCTTCTTCGCTGTAATGCTTAATCAAACAAGTGAACATGTTGTATTTGTCAAGTTCACTTTCCATATTAAAAGTGCCCACCCCATCCATGTTTGCTGCCATGATTGGAGTGCCAGTGTATTTTTTCTTTGAGTGCTTGAAGGTGTAATTTACATTCAAGTCAACTTCTGATCGTGACTTGAGTTTTGATCGTTTTGGCACAATCAAAACATCACTGTAATTGTATTTCAATTCTTCAATTATTTTCATATACATCCCAAAAAGAATTCGGTTTATCTCTGTTGGTGCGCATCCAACTTGATCCTACAAAACTACCATCGCTGTGCGACAAACTCTACACCGAAAGGTTGAGCGGTAGGTTTTTATTTAGTTACGCCGCCTCGGCAAACTCCACGGCAGTCTCAAGCGCATTGGTCTTGAGTGTGCGGTTCTGACCGAACCAAGCACTTCGGAGACGAGCATCAGCGGTACGACCAATCACGTGGTCAGTCATAAAGGTGACGGTGTTGAATGCCTGCCACCAAGTACCCTCAGCAAAGTTCGCTCCTGGTTGCTGATTGATAATATCAAGAGCAATCTTCGCGTTCTTGCTGACTTCCTTCTTACCCTCAACCTTTGAGGTGATGACAGGGAACACACGGTTGAAGTACTCACCAAGAGTTTCGTTAGTGTATCGCTTCTGACCGAGGAACGCAGCCATTTCCTTATACTGAGCCAACTTGTCTTTCGCAATGCCAAGGGTCTGCTTGACCGCATCGCCATCAAACTTACGACGGTGCGAGACCTTTACAACCTGCGAGTTGAGGCTGGAACCCTGAATGGCAAGGGTGAGTGTGTTGTTGCACACTACGCGGATCGGGGTGAACCGAATGTCAATAGACTGACCATAAGAGTGGGGGTTGGTGAAGAGCAAGAAACTCTCAACCTTGTCACCGCCAAACAGTTCAAAACTGTCATTGACCTTGGCAAGCGCCCAAACAATACGACCGTCAGCAAGTGAACCAGCGGTATGCATTTCCATATCACCAGCCGCGACAAAGTCATTGAAGAACTCAAACGCCTCCTGGTTTTGGCAAGGCTCCCAGTCATTGGTGATGACATCGAGAATCTTGTTATCAGAACTGCGAACCAGTGCTGATCGGTTAACGCTGGTCTCAACGCCATTAATCATAGCAAAGGCAGGAACAGGGGTGACAGTCCAATCCAACTTCGCTGCCTGAAGCATTTGCTCGGGCGAAACGTCATTGGGAACCTTTACACCAAGACCGTGCCAAGGGGTCTCACCAGCATAAGCCATGTGAGCAAAACCATCAACCACTTCAATCATATGTGCCATAACAAATTACTCCTTAAATATCCAAATCACAAACATCATAATCAATTTCACCACGTTCATAACAAGAGATCACGTCATGAACCATTTCTAAAGAAACTCCAAGTGACTTGGAAATTTCCTCTTCCTTCATGCCATCATTGCAATACATATCAATGATGTCAATTTCAATGTTCTTAAAGAATCCCATTATTTTTGCTCCATCAAATACTTCATTCGATTTTCAATGTACTTACGAGCCTGAGGACTCTCATCCATCATCATACCGAGAAGTGATTCAAGGTAGCCAACCATGTACTGACTCGGCTTGGTGATGTTCAACTTGTTGATTGCACGATCCTCAACCAGTTTGACAAAGGACTGGGCGAGGGCGAAATTGTTTATTGCTTTATTTTTCATACTTCCAGTATACGTTTTTTCAGAAATAAAATAAAGTCTTTTTTTAAGAATTTTTCAACAACTGAACTTTTTCTTCAATTTCCGCAAGACGACGTTCAGTCTCAGCATTGTC